AGTACCGATAACAAGATTAGGAAAGTTTTTTGGAGCTGAAGACTACGACTTAGATATTGAGATGGGTCGTGAATGGTTGGAAGGTGATATGAACTTTACTTTGGTTTTATATAAAGTGGATAAAAGTAAAACCAAAAAAGACGATGTTTATGGTGAAGCACCCGAAGGTGGTATTACCTATCAACCCCCTGTGGAGTTCAAAGCGTATGTTAAGATTGTTGCACCTGAAAACAAATTTATTGGAAACAGTAAGTTAGATCAAATGGAACCAGGTAACATGACGTTTTCGGTGTATCAAAAAGAATTGGATGAATTAAGTATTGATATAGAATACGGTGATTATATTGCATATTATGAAACGGAATCAAAAGTAAGGTATTATAGTGTAGCTAATGATGGTCGTGTTACTTCAGATTTGAAACATACTTATGGCGGATATAAACCTTTTTATAGAACATTCGTGGCGGTACCTGTTAATAGAAATGAATTTAATGGAATATAATAATGGCGTTACCTAAGAAAATAATACCAACATTACCTTTAGTTGAACCCAAATTTGGACCGGCTAGAAGGCAAGAACTTCTTGATAAAATCAATGAGGATGGGACATATTTACCAAAATCTATACTTCATGCGGACTTAGATAGAGGATTTTTGGATTTTGTTAAGGATGAATTACAAATTATAAGTGAAGGAAAAATTGTTCCTACTTTAGATCTTATTATTACAACTCAAAATTGGGCACAATTTACACAAACTTGGGATACGCAGGACTTGGATAAAAACGTTTCATTACCATTTGTTACTGTGGTTAGAGTTCCCGAGGTACAATTTGGACAAACATATGGTGGAATGTTCAATATTCCTAATAGAAGACAATATCAATACGTTGCGGTTCCAACATGGGATGGAACTAGAAAAGGTGTTGATGTTTATTCCATACCACAACCCGTTCCGATTGATATAACATATAACGTTTATATTATATGTAACAGAATGAGAGAAGTTAATTCTTTCAATAAAGTTATTATAGAAAAATTCGCATCTCGACAAGCTTATACCGTAATAAAAGGACATTATATTCCCATATTAAGGGGTGATATTGTTGATGAATCGGTTATGGATGTTGAGAAAAGAAAATTCTACTTACAAAAATACAGTTTTACACTACAAGGGTTCCTTTTGGACGAAAACGAGTTCCAAGTAAAACCGGCAATTTCAAGACAATTCACTATGTTTGAGTTGGATGGTAAAAAACCAAACCAAAAAAGAAAAAAATATCCCGATAATCCTGAAACATTTGAAACTACTATTAATTTTAATTCATCTTATACTTCAGATACAAGAACCATACAATATAAAGTGAATATGAGTGTTAATGATTCAAGTAATATATCATCGTATTCAACTTACATTAATAATGTTCTCATTACAACACCAATTCTTGAGATAAATTCGGGGGATGTTCTAAGAACCGATGTTGTGTTAACAGATTCGGGTCAAAATGGATTTATTGTTTATAAAACAGTATTAGTTTAATTGTCACCGTATAAATCTTTTTTAGATTTACAATTATCTTTAATTAGTTTTTCCAAAAACTTATAAATTTTTAATCCACGGTCGTCACAATATGATTTTAATAAATCATGTGAGGTCTTACTTATTTTAACGTTTTTGACTTTCTCGGTATCCATATCGTTAAATATCAAAAAAAGATATTTTTAGTAGAAATAAAGATAATGAACTTTATATTATCTTCGGTTTTTGGTTAAAAGTAAAGTATTTATGGTAAATAAATTAAAAAACTTTTATTATAATGGCTACAGCAAATAAGGTATTCGTTTCACCTGGGGTTTATACCTCAGAAAGGGATTTAAGTTTTGTTGCTCAAAGTGTTGGTGTTACAACATTGGGTTTGGTTGGTGAGGCACTAAAAGGTCCCGCTTTCGAACCAATTTTTATCACTAGTTTTGATGAGTATGAAACATATTTCGGTGGAACTTCAACAGAAAAATTTGTGAACACACAAATTCCTAAATATGAAATGGCATATATTGCAAAATCATATTTACAACAATCAAATCAGTTATTTGTATCAAGAATATTAGGTCTATCAGGATATGATGCAGGACCATCTTGGACTATCAAAACGATTGCAAATCCAAATACATCAACAATTGGTATTACAGGTAATACACCTGTTGGATTCACAGTTACATTTAGTGCTAACTCAACGGGAACTGTAAATATTTTAACAAACGGATTGTCAGCATATACAGACGTAAATGCGTCATATACTAAAATAGATGGTAGTACTTCAACATTTACAACAGATTTACAAAATTTATTATTAACGGTTTTTGGTAATGATACCGCTGCGGTTGTTCAAGTTAATTCAGGTGCAACATCATATATTTTTGGTAGTTTACCATCGGCAACTAACACAACATATACATCAGGTGCTTACACGGCTTCAACAAACGTTTTAGGTGTTTATAACACAAACGCATCATCTCAGGATTACACATCTTATTTAAATGATCCTTGGTATTATTCATTGTTTAATATCAGTTCGGGCAATGCGTATGTTGGTCGTTCTTTTGTAACTTTCTTAAGTTCATTGTCGGGAGGTTTAAGTGCTGGATCTTACACATCATACACGGGAACGATTTCGGGACAAACTTTTGGTTGGTCAGGTACTGCATATTCAGCATATAATAATATGGTGGTTGCAACATTGAGATCAAGAGGTGTTTCTAATTACGGTTCCGGAGTTGCGGGACCCGATTTTGTTGTAAGTGCTCAATCAAATGTTAATTTGGTAGATGTAAATAGCGGTGTAACTAAAAATCCATACACAGAATTCCAAATTTCAGGTTTAACAACTTCAAATTCCACACCATTCACACTAACTGCGTCAATGCAACAAACAGGAACTAACTATTTGAGTAAAGTATTGGGTAAAGATAATTTTGGTAAAGACAGAACAGTAGTTCCTCTTTTCGTAGAAGAAATTTATCCTAACTTGTTGAATTTTGGTTATAATAAAGGTTACATTAGAGGACTAAGCACAAGTTTAATTCAGTTACCGGGGTTGAGAGCTGCTAACACAACAGGAACTATGGCTTATTTCTTAGATCCTTACCAAACACCAAGTTCTCCTTGGGTGGTTTCAGAACTTCGAGGTAATCAGGTGTATGAACTTTTCAAAGTAATTACAATTTCAGATGGTAATGCTGCTAATACACAAGTTAAAGTTTCAATATTGAATATGTCGTTCAATAATTTAACTTTTGATATTGCTGTTAGGGATTTTTACGATACGGACACAAATCCTGTTATTTTGGAGAAATTCACAAACTGTACAATGGATCCTAGTCAAAATAGTTACATTGGTGTTAAAGTTGGTACCTCTGATGGTGAATACCAATTAAACTCTAAGTTTATTATGTTGGAGCTTAATTATGATGCACCTGTAGATGCCATTCCTTGTGGTTTTGAAGGTTTAATTGAAAGAACCTATTCTTCAACATCAAACACACCACCACAACCTGTATATAAAACTAAGTATGATTTCCCTGGTGAAGTTATTTACAACCCACCATTTGGAAATGCTACAGGTTCGGCAGATAATTCAACAACATCAAGTGGTGATAAAGTTAGAACTACTTACTTAGGATTTTCATCACAATTGGGTATTGACTCCGATTTGTTCCAATATAAAGGAAAACAAAACCCAACAAGTATTTGTAATGAGGCATCAAGTTGGACTTATCAAACTAAAGGTTTCCACATGGATAGTGGTGCTACGGTAGTAACTATCGCAAATTCATACCTATCTTCAGGAACATCGGCATTTGAAGTTGGATCAACAAGTTTCACAACAGACCCAACAGATCCCGCTAATCCATATTATAAAATACAATCACGTAAATTCACATTCTTAGTTCAAGGTGGTTTTGATGGTTGGGACATTTATAGAGAAAGAAGATCTAATGGTGATGAATTTATTTTAGGTGGTACAGGATATCAGAAAGGTGTTTCATCTACTTGTGATACAAGATATCCATCGGCAACTGGTTGGGGTGCGTTTAGACCATATACATATGGTAATAACACTACCGATTATGCAACAACTGACTATTATGCTTACTTAATTGGTATTCAAACATTCGCAAATCCTGAAGCAACTAATATTAACGTATTCGCAACTCCGGGTATTGATTATGTAAATAACAGTAACTTAGTTGAAAACGCAATTGAGATGGTTGAGCAAGATAGAGCGGATTCGATCTATATCACAACAACTCCCGATATTGACCTATTGGTTTCAACGGTGGATTCACAAGATTTCATTGATCCGACTGAAGCTGTTAATACTTTGGATGATACTGGTATTGATTCTAACTATACATCAACTTATTATCCTTGGATTTTAGTTAGAGATACTGTTAATAACACACAAATTTATCTTCCACCAACAGGTGAGGTTTGTAGAAACTTAGCACTTACCGATAATATAGCTTTCCCTTGGTTCGCATCGGCGGGTTATACTAGAGGTTTGGTTAATTCGGTAAAAGCAAGAAGAAAACTAACTCAAACAGATAGAGATACATTGTATCAAGGAAGAATTAATCCTATCGCAACTTTCTCAGATGTTGGAACTGTAATTTGGGGTAATAAAACACTACAAGTTGCACAATCAGCACTTGACAGATTAAATGTTAGAAGATTGTTGTTACAAGCTCGTAAATTAATTTCAGCGGTTGCGGTTAGATTGTTGTTTGAACAAAACGATGAGAAAGTTAGACAAGATTTCTTAGATGCGGTTAATCCTATTTTGGATTCAATTAGAAGAGATAGAGGTCTATATGATTTCAGAGTTACGGTAAGTTCTTCACCCGAAGATTTGGATAGAAACCAATTGGTGGGTAAAGTTTATATTAAACCAACTAAATCTTTGGAATTCATTGATATCGAGTTCTTAATTACACCAACAGGTGCGTCTTTTGAAAATATCTAATAAATGAAAGATCTATTAAAAAATAGAATCCTAAAATCACTAATTCCCTCATACATTAACGAGGGGATTGGTGACAAAGGAACTCCTGACATGAAGTATTATGCTTTTGATTGGGATGATAATTTACTTTATATGCCGACCAAAATCATGTTAGAAGATGAGGATGGGGATGAAGTACCTATGGGAACGGAGGATTTTGCTGAGTACCGAACAGAGATTGGTAAAGAACCCTTTAAATATAAAGGTAGAACTATTGTAGGATTTGCAGATGACCCATTTAGAAACTTTAGAACTGAAGGTGATAAGGATTTTTTGATTGATTCAATGGTTGCCGATACTGGTCCGGCTTGGGATGATTTTATTGAAGCGATTAATGGTGGTTCGGTGTTTGCTATTATAACGGCTAGAGGTCACAAACCCGATACTCTGAAAGAATCGGTATATAATATGATAGTATCAAATCACAATGGTATTAATAAAAAACTTTTGATTAAAAATCTAAGAAATTACAGATCTATTGATGATATGGAAGATATGTCGGATGATGAAATTATTCGTGAATATTTAGATATGTGTCAATTTTCACCAGTTAGTTATGGTTCGGGAAGTGCTTCAAACCCCGAAGAGGGTAAAATTGATGCTATGAATGATTTTATTGATCACGTTAAAAAAATTGCTAAGAAAATTCATAAAAGAGCTTTCATGAAAGAAAAGATTGCTAATAAGTTCATACCTATGATTGGATTTTCAGATGATGATATTAGAAACGTTGAAAAAATGAAAACTCATTTTGAAAAAAATAAACCCGAAGGAGTTGATTTAACAACTTATTCAACGACCGGAGGTATAAAAAAGAAATATTAATATGAGAATAGTTTGTCAAAAAAAAAAGTAAATAGAAAAACTTTTTGACGAGTATTTATATATAAAACTAAAAAAGATTAAAATTTAAAGATATGGCTGATTTGTTAATGAAAATGCCTATTCCTTATGAACCCAAAAGGAATAACCGATTTATATTAAGATTCCCTTCTTCATTGGGTATTAACGAATGGTATGTTCAGAGTTCGGGAAGACCGGCAATAAAAATAGGTAGTACAGAAATACCGTTCTTAAATACAAGTACATTCGTTGCGGGTAGATTCAATTGGGACCCGATTAAAGTTGATTTTGTGGATCCTATTGGGCCATCGGCAACACAGGCATTAATGGAGTGGGTTCGTTTGCACGCTGAATCTGTAACAGGTCGTATGGGTTATGCTGCGGGTTATAAGAAAAACATTGACTTAGAGATGTTAGATCCAACGGGTGTTGTTGTTGAAAAGTGGATACTTGAAAATACTTTCTTGACTGATGTATCTTGGTCACAAGCATCATATAGTGATGATAAGTTAGCGACTCTATCTTGTTCATTACGTATGGATCGTTGTATCTTGGTATATTAATTATTTACTAAAAATATTACTACACTATATTTAACCGTAGAGCCAAACTCTACGGTTTTTTTATGCAAGACGCAACACAATACGGACAAATTGATTTTAATTTACCACATGATGTGGTGCCTTTACCATCAAGAGGAATTTTTTATAAAAATAAAAAGGAATCTGTGAAAGTGGGATATTTGACCGCTTCGGATGAAAACACAATTATGTCGGCACCTTCCGATTCCATAGTAACAACACTAATTAGATCAAAATTATATGAACCGGGAATTAGACCCGAAGATTTGTTAAATGGTGATATTGAAGCTATTCTTATCTTTTTAAGGAACACATCGTTTGGTCCCGAATACACATTCAAATTAATTGACCCCGAGACTGGTAATGAGTTTAAGGGTAATGTGATGTTAGATGAGTTAAATATTAAACGAACAAATCAATTACCTAATGAGGATGGGACATGGACCACAACTTTACCAAGAAGTGAAGTGAAGGTAAAATTAAAACCATTGACATTGGGTGATATGACAGAGTTGGATAGAATGAATGCGATGTATCCTGTGGGTAAAGCACCTACGGTGACTACAAGATTGGCTAAGTCAATTATTAGTATTAATGATGATACTAGCCCTGAAAATATTATTAAGTTTATTGAATCTATGCCTATTATGGATTCTAAATACATTAAAAAATTCATTAATGAAAATGAACCAAGATTGGATCTTGTGAAAACAGTTATCGCCCCATCCGGAAAAAAGGTAGATTTGAATATCGCCTTTGGGGCAGAGTTTTTTCGCCCTTTCTTCTGATTATAACAGAGTATTATCTGACGAATTTTATTATTTGGCGAAGCATCTACATGTTTCTTATGGAGATTTTTATCGTATGCCCACTTATTTTAGGAAATATTTGATGAACAAGTTGGTCACGGATTTAACACCCAAAACTAACTAATCAATATTTATTGTAAATAAAGTTTATGGCACAAAATATTTTTGACGATTTAAATAAATATGGACAAGGATTGGCCGACATTCTTACCAAACAATTTTTTGCAAATCTGCAGGAATTTCGTGAAAATCTTGATGAGCAATCTCTGTCCGTTCAAAAGAACATGACTGCCAATAGGGAAACTTATAGAGAGGTTTCCAAAACTATTGCCGACGCATCTAAAGATTTGGCTTTGGTTATTGACCAAGGTACCGATGTTGCTAATTTAACACAAAAAGCGGCTGACATAATTTCTAATATCGCCTCTGAACTTGAATATAGTTTTGTTGTTGGTGCTAAAAATATGGTTGAGATCCAAGCGGCAGCGACAGCAACCGGTTTAGGTATTCAATCCATTACACAAAGTTTTGTAAAATTTGCTGACTTTGGTGAATCCATGAATAATTTTGGTGAAAACACATTAACCATATTATCTGAAGCTAGAAAATTCGGAGCAAATACAAATCAAGTATTTCAACAAGTTAGTGATAATTTATCAAATGCTAATAAATTTGGATTTCAAACGGGTGTTGATGGTTTGGCAAGGATGGCGGCAAAAGCGGCTTTACTAAAGATTGATATGTCCGACGTATTTAATTTTGCGTCAAAAGTATTTGACCCTGAAGGTGCTATTAGTGCGGTAAATACATTTCAACGATTAGGGGTTGCTGTTGGTGATTTAGCAGATCCGTTTAGGTTGATGTATTTGGCACAAGAAGACACTGAAGGACTACAAGAAGCTATTGGTGGTGTGGTTGAAAGAATGGGTTTTTTGAATAAAGAAACCGGTAAATTTGAGATACCTCCAGCTGCTAGACGAGATTTAATGAAAATTTCCGAAGAAACGGGACTTAGTTATGATAACATGGTTAAAATGGCTAAGGCAAGGGCTCAACTTAATGAAGTATCAAAAGAATTAAAAGTTGCCGGAATTGACGAAGAAACAAAAATGTTTTTGTCGGGTGTTGCTAATTTTGATAAGATTAAAGGAGGTTTTACGGTTAAAGTTGATGGTCAAGATAGATTGGTTTCACAACTACAACAAGGTGATTTAGAAAAGATAAAAGCACAAACAACAAGTGCCAAAACCTTAGAGGATTTTGCTGCGGAACAATTATCAACACAACAAATGATGAACAATAATTTGACAGCGATTAAAGTTGGTTTCGGAGTGTCGGGGATTGCTAGTAGTAAAGTGTTCCAAGATCTTATTGAAATACAAAGAGGAGGTCAAAGAATTGTTACTGAAGGTGTTAGACAGGCATTTCGTCCCGGAGATCAACGACAATTAGTAGATAGATTTGAAACCGGTGGTGTTGATGCAATAAAGGATTTAGTTAAGGGTGACCTTGAAGGGTTTAACGATAAGTTTGGAACAACTCTTAACGACTTTATTGTTGATTTTTCTGAAAACTTTAGTAAAAGTATTGACAGAATATCCTCAATTGATTTTGCATCCACATTTCAAACACAAATTTCTAAAGAAAATATTGTTGTTCCTGCGGTTGGAAGTATTGTTAGTGATCTTATAGAACAATTAGGTATTAAAGAAACTAAGAAACCGGAAACTGTTAGAGTTGATCCCGTTACTGTCCAATTAACGGGTAGGGTGGATATTATGCAAGATAATAGAGTTGTTGGTCAAATAGATGCTAAAAATTTACAATTTTCAAACGCAGTTAAAGCAGTATTAAAAGAACCTGATGTTTATAACGCGCCGGGTCAATAAAAAAATAGCTACTAATCTATTTATATTAAAATGAATTATTGATGGGAACTAGTCCGTTATCGTTTAATGCAACCGAGATCATTAGAAAAAGTTTAATTGTAAGGAATCTTAAACCTTACAGAAAACCAGGCGTATATACACCACCAAGTGGTGCGGTTACATACCCAACCGAATTACAGGATTATAGTGTAATTGATTCTCCTGATGTTTTAATAGATAACAGTCCTTTTTCTGATAATTTATATAAGATTAATGAATTTGGTCCTAATGGTGGTTTTAATAAAACTATAAATTATAATAATGTTGTAAGTTCGGGACCTAATAAGGGGGAATATGGACCATTTCCCCCATATATCGATGCTATTGAGAATTATAGTATATCCTATCAAAAAGCATCGTCAATTATCAACCAATACGGACCTCCCGGAGGTTTTCAAAATCCGTATAATATTGGTTTAATACAAAGGTCTAAAGGTGTTTTGGCACCGTATTGGGGTCCACCTAGTTTTAGACCCTCATTATATTCACCATATGCGGTTTTACTTTCAAGTAATCCACAAGGGTCGGATGGTACATTATCTTTGGATTCTGAACCAAGAAGGTTTGATATTGGGGTTGCGTTAAAGGCTAATTTAAAGGCGAGGGTTGATCAAAATGTTAGAACCGAAACAATCGGAAGACTTACATTCTTAGAGTCACTTAGAGATCCATTTGAGGTGGCTCAAGTTTTGGCGGGTAAAAGACCTATAGTATCAAAAGATTGGACAATTACTGTTCCGTCAAACGCTATTGGTAAAATGGCGGATATTCTTAACAGAATTGCAGGAACTTACTATCCTGTATCACCGATACCGGGTGATTATTTTGATGAGGATATGACACAGAACAACCTTGGTAGAACACAACAAACGGTTGTTGGTGCTGCGGTTGCGGGGGCGTTTGGAACGAGAGGGTCAAGAGGTAGAACACCGTCGGATTTATTCTTAAAAAATACAGGATCGGGTCAAAAATTCCAACTACAATCTAACATTGAACAAAACAAGTTTAGACCCGCGTTTAGTGATGATGCCGTAGGTGGTATATTTTCGTTTAATTTATCAAACTTAACTAAAGGAAACTTTTATGTTGGTTCAAAGGATCAAGATCCGGGATCTTTAACATCACCTCCGGGTGCTATACCAAAAGATGAAACGGGTAGAGAAGTTAATGCTCCTGTATATGGACCTGAAGTATTGGGTAATAATTATGAAAATAATATACAAATCCAAAACGGTTTTGCGGGTAAATCTTATGAGGATGCGGGGGGTATTCAAGGAGGGTTCACATGGGTATCACCGAAATATAGTAAAAATGCGGGTAAAAATGTAGCACCTGGTGGTGATTATACCACAAATAACCCAACATTTAATAGTATTAGTGATAAATTCAATGCGGGTAAATCAACTAATTATGAATTTAGACCGGGTAGTATTTTAGATGATACTCAAAGGTTAATAGATTCACAACCCGATGGTGCTAAGAGACTTAACCACGTTGGTAACGCAATTGACCAAGTATCTAAAGTATTTAGTGATGGGTATAAGGAATTAACTAAGGGTTCTAGGGTGATATCTTACACTAATGCGTCGGGAACGGAAGCGGGTAGAGAATATTGTAGGGTGTTTGCTAAGGACAAACCATATATTAATTATGAAAATTTACAGAAACAAAAAGGTAGTATCTATCAATTTGTTAATTCTGTAATAACTTCAACATATAATTTGAATATTGTTCCGACAAGTAACAACGTTAATCCAACTGCAGTTGAGAAAAACGTTACCAAATACATGTTTAGTATTGAAAACTTGGCTTGGAGAACGTCAAATAAAGAAGGTTTTAGAGTGTCGGACCTTCCTGCTTGTGAGAGAGGTCCTAATGGGGGTAGAATAATGTGGTTCCCACCTTATGGTTTAACATTTAGTGAGGATTCAAGACCGTCGTTTAATGAAAATACATTTATTGGACGACCTGAACCTGTTTATACTTATAAAAACACATCAAGATCGGGTCAATTATCATTTAAGATTGTGGTGGATCACCCATCTATATTAAATCTTATTGTTAATAAGGTTTTGGCGAATACTGATAGAGAAACTGCTGATAATATCGTTGATTCTTTCTTCGCGGGTTGTAAAGAATATGATTTGTATGAATTGGCTCAAACATATAATACCATACCGGCATCGGATTTGGTATATTTTCAATCAATTGTTAATACAACAACACCACAAAATCCTGCAACACAGGAATCTACACAACCGATTAATCAATCACAACCGGCACCAATTATTCCTCAACAAACCAAACCATCTGAATTAAATTGGGATAAGTTTAAAAACTTAGGTTTTTATTTTTACAACGATTATCCCGATCCAAATACGAGATTAACTCAAACAACGAGTGCTTATGATGTTGAATATAATTTCTTATTAAGTAAGGAAACAACCTTCATTGAAGTTGCTTCAAGAAATAATACACAAACTGAGATGCAAAATTTCTTTGATGATATTGTTATTGATAACTTCACAACTGTTGGTAATAAATTGGTTCCCGAGATAAAGAAAGTTTTGGATGACGGGACTGCTAAAAGTATAACAATTACTTTAATTGGTTCTGCGTCCGCACCTGCAACAATAAGTTACAACGTTGATTTGTCAAAAAGAAGAATTGATAGTGTTAAAGATTATTTCCAAAATGTTTTGGGTTCATACATAGATTCGGGAAGATTGAAAATTGATTCGGGTTCTGCGAGAGGTGAGCAAGAATCAAGTGCTACACTATATAGTTTCAATAAAGGGACTAAATCACAGGGTTATAATTGTACTGACTTAGATACTAAAAATATACCATACAATAAGATATTTTCCGTTCAAGCATCTGCTTGTAGAAGAGTTGCAATTAAGGATATTAAATATGTTCCCGGTGATATTCCTCAAGCACCTCCACCACCACAAATAAGTGCGGTACCACCTAAGCAAGAACAAACAACAGGACAATTACCATTGGAAGCACCAAAACCTGTAACGACTACAACCATACAACAAAAAATTAAAAATGATGTTAGTAAGAGAATTGTTAGATCTTTATTATCTGAGTGTAACTATTTTGATATATTGAAAAGTACTGATCCTGTTGTTTTTGATTCAATCAAAGACAAGATCAAATATTTTAATCCAACGTTTCACTCAATGACACCTGAAGGATTAAATTCAAGATTGACATTCTTAAATCAATGTGTAAGACCGGGTGATACGATACCAACAATAGGTTTGGATGGAAAACCTGTAACGGATGTTGCAACAAACACCGCGTTTGGTGCCCCACCTGTGTTGGTGCTAAGAATTGGTGATTTCTATAATACTAAAATTATTCCAACAAACTTAAGTTTCAAATTTGAAAATTTTGATTTGAATCCCGAAGGTATTGGTATGCAACCGATGATTTGTGATGTTACGTTAAGTTTTAACTTTATTGGTGGTTCGGGACTTAAAGAACCAATTGAAAAATTACAAAACGCATTATCGTTTAATTATTATGCAAATACTGAGATGTATGATGAAAGAGCTGAAAAAACGGAAGATAGAGAACAATTCAATCAACAATTTATTGGTGCATTAGGTTTAACTGAAACTGAGACAACCACATCGGTTTCACAAGCAACTCCGGTTTCCACATCACTTGGTGGTGCAACAATTGGTGAAATTAAGAGTACTACAACCTCTGCGGCAACGTCGGGAACATCTACCGTGGTTTATGGTAATATATCATATACTAAAGTGTTTGATGGGTTTGTTACACAGTCTAAAAATTATTATAATGGTGTGTATAATTTCTTAAACGATACACTTAAGAATTATAATTATGGGGTATTACAAAACGTTACGAATGTTCTAAAATATAACACAGGTAAGTTCAATCAATATACGTCACCACAAGATGTTAATCTATTTGGATCACCTGTAAATATTCAATCCAGGTATGTTTCTTTCTTCTCACAATTACAAAGTAAAATCAATAATGGATCATTATCTCAAATATCCACATTAGAACAAAACAGAAATGTTAAAAATAGTGTAGTTAGAGATTTGAAACAGAACTACATAAACTATGTTAGTGGATATGCACCTACGTTTTTAACTAAACTTACCACATCAATTCAATCATTGAATACGTTAGAACAAGACTATGTATTTACAATAGATAAATTGAATTATGTATTAACTGAAAGAGATGGTTTCATTGAAAAGGGAGAACCGAAGTTATATAAAATAACGGGTTCAACTCTTTCGGTAATGACTACTGACTTAACAACAATAGGAACCTATTGTAATCAATTTATAACTACTTTAACTGATGGGGATTACCCACCTTATGTGACTCAAAGCTTCAAATTTGACTCTGAAATATTCCCTGTTACTAAATTTGGGTTTACAACTCCGGAATCTAAGTTAGAATATATGTTAATGAGTGGTGTTTATATTAATGATTATACTAATTTTATGAGTGCAATCACTAACGGTATCACAGATCCTATTTCACTTACAATAATAAATGATGAATTTGGTAAGGTGAAGTCGGTCTTTGAAAGTGCTTATAATACGGAATTAAGTATTGTTGATGATAATAAAAACACAATTAATAAAGACATTCTAAATGTTGTTGGTATAAACGTTGGTGTTGATAGGACTTGTTCATATACGACTGATTTTACACCAAGTAGTGATGATAAAACAAGATTGAGTAAATTGTTTAATTCTAATAATGATGCCGATACTGATAATCCTTACAATCTTAAAAAGAAGTTTAAACTATGAGTTATCAATATTATAATAGATATGTGGATTTTGAAGTAAATGGTGGTCAAACCGTTGTCCCATTTGTTCCTTTGAGACCTAAAAACTCGGATCAAAGATACATTTATCGTGTAGGAAGAAGTAGAATGGATAAGATATCACAGGAATATTATGGCACACCTTTTTTTGGTTGGTTAATATTACAAGCAAATCCACAATTTGGTGGTTTAGAATGGTCAATACCCGATGGTACGACAATAAACGTTCCATTTCCATTGGTGGCGACACTACAAGATTATAACGCGGCATTGAATAATTACTTCTTCTATTATGGCAGATAAAAAAATACTAGTAGATTTTGACTACGACAACATAGTTATTATTGATCCTAATAAAACGGTTGGAACTAATGGGAATAGTTATGATGAACGATTGGTAAATCATGAAGAACTTGTCATGTATGCTAATTTGGAAGCCCGTGTAATACCGGGAACAAAACTTGTTCAAGGTTCCACATTAGACGATTCTATCCGAAACGTAAAAATCGCACAAATTAATTTCTTAAATCCTGGTGGTAAAGGATACTTTAGTAACGAATATACCGATGAGATTACAGGAAAAAATAGTTTGAAAGGTCAAGGAATTAATCAAAACTTTCAAAAAGGTAGAGTTTTCCAAGACCCACAAGGTAATAACACTATTGAAAGGTATCAAACAACGGGTAATATACAGGACACTGAACTATTAGGTATTGAAAGTATAACGGTAACTAATGATAGGAGTTTTACACCGGTAGTTAATGTTAGGTTAATTGACGTGCAGGGTAGAGCGTTATTTGAAAAAGGTGATAATTCACCATATGCTGCATTTTTTAACTTACCATACCCAACATTTTATTTAACAATGAAGGGTTATTATGGTAAAGCTATAAGATATGAATTAATATTACAAAATTTTGAAGCGTCATTCCAAGGATCCACGGGTGATTATACTGTTAATCTTAAGTTTGTTGCTTACAAATACTCTGTTTTAGCCGAAACTTCGGTGGCATATTTGTTTGCATTACCACATATGTATAATACAACTTATAACATTTCACCACCATCTAATACACAGGCTCAAAACGCTGCGTTATTCACTAATGGAAATACTAATACAGATGTCAATCAAGTTGTAACGTCAAGAGGATTACAAAAATTAAAAGAAGTTTATCAAGATTATAAATCTCAAAGATTGGTTGATGAGAATTTCCCCGAGATGACACTTAATCAATTACAGATTAAATTAGAAAAACTTGAAGAAAATTTATTGGCCACATTTGGGAAACAAGATTTCTCTTCATTATCTGACGTTGATTCTTATAAGAAAAATCTAATAAACTATCAAAATTCTGTTTATTCTACCGATCTCAATTCGTGGTCATCTAAGTATGTTGATACATCATTGTTTTATTATGATAATACAGGTAAAAAGTTTTATCTCTATAAAGAGAATGTTAGACAATCTCAACAAAGTATGAAAGATGCTGAGGTTATACTTGATAAAATAGTAAAGGAATATAATAAATTATTATCTGAAAACAAAACGTTAGGTAGTGGTGGATCGGCAACTATTAATAATATAAAAAAACTAATAACAGGTCTTAATAATGATATCACCGTTGGAACGATTATTCGTGACTTGGGAATGATTGACGAACAAAAAACATTACAAGAAAGGTTAAAAAGAATACCAACAAGTGCTGAAACAGAAAATTTTAGAATTGAATTAAATAAACTTAAATTTTCTAATACAAGTATAAAGATAAATGGTATTGTCAATAACCAACCCGATAATACGACGGATTCGGAAGCGGGTCCTGTAAAATTACCTCAAAAGGTAATGTATTTTGAAGGTGAAGGTACTTTTGTTGATTTGATTCAAAAGTTAGATACCAACGCAACCAAAGTAAGAACACAAATTGAAGATACCTTAACATCTGAATTACAAAAAAAGATTGAGGGTAACAATGGGTTAGGATTTAAACCAACAATGAGAAATGTATGTGCGGTTTTATTCGCATCGTTAGAGGCGTTCTTACGATTGTTGGATGATGTTCATACTAAGGCTTGGGATGTTAGGTTTGATCCTATTAGAAAGTCGGCAATCCTGAACAACGAGAATAAAAATAATATAGATACCACGGCTGCGGGTGATATTCCTGTTTATCCTTGGCCACAATATTTTGTTGAAACACAAAACACCACAGATGGTGGAAAGTTTGAGTTAAGATATCCTGGTGATCCATCGGTGATTAATCAAACACAGGCTTACAGGTATGATATTTGGCCTGAAGTAGAATTTGTTGAAGAATATATGAAAGGTTTGGCGGTTAGAGATCTTGAGATTCTACAAAATCCAACAAGTTCCACCAACGAAGAAAAAACTATAAATAGAGTTACGTTAAACGCTTTTGATTACCCAACAACAAATAGAACCTATTCAATAACAGAGGTTGTTTCATTTATTTATGAAATTTATGAAAGGGTTTTCACTGCGTCATTTTATGATAAATTAAATACGGATGTTTCAAATAAGAAGGAGGTTTATAAAACGATTGCTGATTTTGAAACTGAGAATATATTAAAAGCATTAGCAAATGATAATCCCGAACTAATTAAAATCTTGAAAGATTTTTCAATACAACCGGGAAATATTACTGATTTGATGAGACACATATCTAATGAAGGTAAAGGTATTTCGTGGAATCAATTCATTAGAGGTTATTATACAAATAAATATTTGGTTGGAAAAACGGACAAACCATTTCAAGTTTTATCGGGAAATACGACATTAATTGAAACAGTTTTACCAAATATTAGTGCGCCATCTAAAAAGAGAGTTTCGGATCTATTGAAGGTAGAAACGGGAAAAGGATTTACGGATTTATACCCATTTGTTTCGGATACATTTAATACTAATTCGTTACAAAACGGAGCAACGGACGGACTTAGATTCTACAAAACAACACAAACGTTAGTGTTTAATGATAGAATAAATTATATAACTAATTTTGCCACTGCAGATCCTAAAAACGCGCCAAAACCCTTTACTGTATTGGATTATACGGCGTTTAAACCCATTCAATACGATAGTAGCGGTATTCTAACACCGTTACAAATATATGCAACAAAATTGGCGGGCGATAGATTAGCAACCGAGGGTGTGTGGGGTGATAGGGTAATATCTATGATGAATACACCATTTTTTACAAATTCTATTTTATCCGGAGTTCAAAGTGAAAGAAGTAATGAAACATATCCGTATGTCCAATCTGCGTATTTATTCTTAAATTCATTACCTTTGGCGACTTTGAGAGAAAAATTCGTTAGTGGTGGGACGTATGGTGAATATATCGCTTCGGTTTTAAATAAATATGGTTCGGTTCAATCATTACCTTATTCTTGGATTATTAAGTACGGTTCAATTTGGTACAGATATAAGAAACAAGTAAATGAAGGTGTTGATATTTTGGATGGTGTTTGGAAAAACTTTGATTATTCGGCAAATTACGATCCAACAACTTCATCAACTACTAGAAGTTACAATACGAAAACATTTGTTAATGGTTCAAGAAGTGATAATACTATCACGTTACAAAATTCAATTACTGATACGGTTACATTAACTAATATTACTGCTGGATTTTACCCTAAATTAATAAATGATTTTACTTACTTTACAACAGGTTTTGATTTATTAACAGGATATACAGATTCTGATTATGTTGGTTCAACTTGTGGTAATCAACTTGAAATACGAAATAATGTTGATAATAATGTAAATCAACCATACAATGATGGT